CCCCACATTACTAGCTATTAACCAGCGTCAGTTGATGAAACTTTAACATCAGCAATAATACCATGTGCTGCTTCATTCTTCATTTCAAGTCCGTATTCTACGACTATCATTTTAGTTTGAGCGTCACCGATTGTGCTTATGTCAATGGTTTCAAAATTTCTGAGGTATGCTACACCAGCAAATTCTGGATCTAACAGATGAACTGCTTGTTCTCTACTTCTGTTTGATGGCACAACTTGTAGTTCGCCAAAATCACCTGAGTAGATAGATACAGATGCTTCAATAGTGTTTGCATCCACAAACTGTCTAGCTTGTGATCTACCTGTGAAACCAGAAATAACAGATTTGTTATATGGTCCGCACATTAAGATTGATGGTTCAGCACCATTTGTAAAACATTGTTGCTGAACATCTTTAAGCATAGCTTCAGTTAAGTCTCTTCTAGTACCATTGGTTCTAGCAGCAGAAGCAGATCCGTTTGCGCCGTCAGATGCTTTGTTAACATTGGTTTGATACCAAGTTTCTAAAGATCTTGTTTGACGCGCAGCTGAAGCTGTACCTGTTACTTTAGCAATATTCTGTGTAAGAGCCTCTTCCATATCTCTTTTGAGGGCTTTTGCCATCAAAGCTAATTGGTGAGCCATTTCAGAATTTTTGCCAGCAGCATCAGATGCTTCTTGCGATCCTGTTACTGTTGCATCTCTTGAAGAGATCATACATACATTAGATTCTCTGACAGTAGCAGTAGAAGCTGATCTACTTAACTCAAAACCCTCTAACTGACCAGTTGAGGATGGAGTTGGTAGGCTTTCTGTTTGCCAGTCAAAGACCACATTACTTACATTACTTGTACCGACACTTGATAAAAAAGGTGTTTGCATTGGTGATATGTTATAGATTATATCACTTAGCTGTTCCCTATCAGCGGTAGCAGTATATGTATCAAAAGCGTTAGTTACTTTTGCCATTTTTTTACTCCTTAAAAATTATAATATTTTTTCAAATACTTTAGCCGCATCTGTAATTTTTCCAGACTTAGCCAACCTTTGTTTTGCTTTAGTCACAGGAGTTGCCGTTTTTGGTCGGTTTGTCGTACCAGGCCGTGCCACCTTTCTTGCTGGTGCTTTTTGTGTTGGTTTTTTCTTTGTGGCTGCAACTGTTTTAGAGTTAAGCCAAGCATTTCTCAAACCAAGTAAAGCACGATAATCATAAACCTGTTGTATCTCTTGCGGTGTATATTCCAACACTTTAATAGCATACTCGCTTATAGCAGCTTTTTCTTTGGCAGCAACCTCTGGGTTTTGCCATTCAGGGATAAGTTCCAAAAGTCTTTGATTGCCGTATTCAACTTGTTTTTTAATAAGTTCTTGCTGTTTTTGGATTTCTTCTTCTTTGATTCTCTCCTGTTCAGCGTTTACTGCATTCAATTTTTCTTTTTTTTCATCCCAAAGTTGCTTTTCGCGAACATAACCAACAGGATCATCTTTATAAAGTGTGTCCCAGTCTGGCTCGTTTGCCATTTCGCCCTTTAATTGGGCTTCCATCTTCGGTAACAACTGCGAATAAATCGCATCCCTTTGCGCTACTTCTTTGGCTTGCTCTTCAACAGTTTTTCGTTGTTGAGAGAGTTCTTGTGTTTTGCGCGTATAATCTTGCTGACGAGAATAGCCATTGATAAGTTCTTCTTGCGTGACCTGCTGTTCTATTCCGTTTACATTAACTGTAAACATTTGAGGTTGCTCAATTTCCTCATCAATATTTGTTTGTTCTTCATCTAAATTTTCGTCCTCTTCTATAGGTTCTTCTTCAACTTCTATATCTTCTTCAAGATCTTCTGTTTCTGTTTCCTCTATTTCAGGGACATCTTCGGTAGGTGTTTCCACCACCTCAACTTCTTTGTTTACTTGCTCTTCTTCCTTATCCTCTTCGGGGGTTAAAAAACTTTCAAACATAGCGGTAGTTGTTTCGCCTTCTGTTTTAAGTGCAGTCGGTTTTTCCGTTGTTGCCATATAAATACTCCTTTACTGTATTTATGAATATTTTAAACCAATATTCTACAAAAAGGGAATATTTATCCTATATTTCTAATTTTGTTGATGTGTGTTTTTGTAAGTTTACCTTTTTCTACCATGATGCGTAAATGCCGTTCTACTTCAGGTAATAACAATAATGATCTGTGTAAATCTTCTCTGATTTGTGTATCTTTAATATCTCTGGTGTTTAACCAAATATTTGTATATTCGTTTTTTAAATTTTCTAGTGCTTCTTTAAAAACATCAGAATCTAGTATTGCTTCAGCTTGTGCAGCTTTTACAGCTTCTTCATGCGTTATGCTCATGCAAATAAACCCATTGGATCTTGACGCTCTATTGAAAATCTGCCACCAGTAGGTCCTTGTTGCAAATCAAAAAGACCTTGTTCAAGACTTGCCAATCTTTGGTCAAAAGGTGTCAAATCAGGCATCATTGGCATTGTTGGTATATCAATGTTTTGTATTGCTTGGTCAATATCTTTTTGTGTTACAAAATTTGATACATCTGGTGTTTCAATTGTAGGTATCAAGGATGTGATTTCATTACGCAAACCTTCTCGCAAAACATCTACATCTATTTGCGGTATAAAATTAAAACCGCCTAAAATATCTCTTGGCGGTGGAAAACTCATCTGATCTTGCAGTATTGTTATATTGTCACCTCTGCCACCACCAATAATATTGGGTGGTAGTTGTGAATAATCAGGTGATGTATCATCCATAATTATGTCTTGTTGCACAGGTGGTGTTGCTGTTGTTGTCACAGGTGCATTTAGATCCATCTGTGTAAAACCGCTTGGTTGATCTGGAGAAAAACTTACTCCTGGTGCAATAACTTGTTCCATAGGAAGTCCGCCAGCTATTGATCTAGCATAATTAAAACCGCTTACAAAGTTTGGATCAACAGTCGGTGTGACAACTGGTGGTCGATTTACTGGTGGTAAACCCTCTTCTCTTATATTTGGTGGTAACATTCCTATTGACATAATTTACTTTACCTTATTGTTAAATGTTAGTCCAATCTTTGCATTCAAAAAGCAAAGCTTCGCTTTTTCTTCTTTTAACTAGACCCTCGTTTACAACGCCTTTTACTTTATTCCATCTTTTTATCTGTTCTGGAACATCTTGATATTTACCCTCATTTAGAACTTTGAGCATAGTAGATGACTTTAAATTTGAACCACCTAAATTAAAAGTCCATGATACCAATGCGTCAAACTCGTTTTGTTTTATTGGTACAGTCACAGCATCATTTACAGCATCTTCATACACTTCAACATCTTTTTTCAAAAGTTTCTCAGCATCTTCTTGTGTAATTTTCATGCCTTCTTTTACATCTTTTGTTGATCCATACCCAATAGTCCAAACCCCAGCTGCACATTGATAACTTTCTAATTTACAGCCTTCGTAATGTTTTATAAGGGTCATGCCCTCTTGTGATATTTTCATATTATTACCCCCAAACTTTGGTTTTTGTTCCGCCGTCATAGTCAACGGCAAGATTTTCTTTTTTAAGTAATTCAGCAACATTTCCTTGTTTGCAAAATATATCGCCTAATACTCTACCATATTTATCAGTCCCATACGATTTTAATGTTATATCGCCGACTAACCATTCTTTTAATTTTGACTTAGCAAGCAGTCCAAGTTCTTTTTCTTTTGCTCTATGTGGTTGTCTTTTTGTGTTAATGCGTGATTCTGGAGTGTCAATGCCTGCGATACGCACAGATTTTTTATGCAGCTGAACAGAAAAACCTAGATCAATAGTTTTTAAACGAACTGTATCTCCGTCAATAACTTTTTCAAGTATCACTTTGTATACAAAAGCGTCTGGACTCGTCATTTATCGTCAGGCGTATGTGAAGCACCAAAATAAAAAGATATGATTGCACTTGCTAAACCGCCTAAATAACCAAGAACTAAATTAATTAGAGCTTCAGAGTTTTGTTCTGGTGGTTGGAGTGTAACTAAAAATATATAGCCAAGAAAACCACCTATAGTAAACAAACCTATAATTCTTGCAGTCCAATCTTTACTAAACATACCTCTTGCATTTTGTTTGTCTTGTGTTTCTAACTCAAATACTTTTACACCTAACTCTTCCATTTGTACTTCAAATTCTTGCTCTGCTTTTTTAAGTTCTAGCATTTGTT